CGTAAACATGAGTTTCATTGTTATTGGGAGCCCATACATGGATTTGTCAAGAGTCTATGGTATGGTAGTCTCTATCTTGACAAGTGACGTATTTATCGACGTAAGTCTTTATTTCGTTGCCGCGATAGTAGTTATGCTTGTATTTAGACAAGCAGGGCTTACTATGCGCCTCGTCCAAGGAATGGCTGTCTTTTGTCACCCAATTGCCAAAGCATGCTATATAGTAATGACCTGGGGTTTTAGCCAACGTGAACGCTCTCTAATGTTAGAGAAGTGTGCAACCAGGCTGAACAACCTAAGAGAAATATTGGTTCCACATGTTGGTGTTATTGATATACCATTTGTTAGCCAACTACACTCACATCCTAAAGCTGCGGCTTATAGGACTGGAGTAAACTTTTACCTTGATGATATTATCAAAAAGGCAGGTTATGAACCATACCATGTATCAGCAGCACAAAGGGATGACAAGGGATCACGATACTTTTGGATGCCCAAAGACTTGACCCACCCTTACCGGCATGATGATATGAATGACAACACTGCAATAGTGTTCACTGATGTAGACTATTATGTTGACATAAATGAGTACTTGCATATGTTCAAACCAATCCTCATGTATACTTTCTACCCAACCAAAATGACCGGACGGACTGAAGACTATTCATACCGAATGGTTGATGGAGAAGTCGAATTTCAGGTACGAGGTGGTGCTAAATACCGACATCAATTGTGGGACTACTGTGGGGACGTAGTCACAATTATACACCCAAAAACCAAGGAATTGTTGGTGTTCAATATTGAACAGAGAGTTATCGAGAAGGATAGTGAACATCGATTCATTGCACTAACACCAAGTGCAAAGTTTAGTTATCCATTCTATTCATTTATGGATGTTAAGAATGGATTGGAAAGGCGGGTGATTGATGGTCAGTTGTATGACCCTGTTACTGACAGAATGTCTGTTGCAGACAATGGGTCATATCAGTCTGTTGAGCTTGCAGGAAGGACTTATACTGCAATTAAAGAACGCATTAAGGCAAAAACCAGCCCTGCTGTAATTGCTGATTTAGAAAGATTGTTGATACATGATGGGCATAAAAATGCACCTAGTGATGCCGCCATACTCTATGGATTAATGGAATTAATGGTTAAGGGTAATGTTGTTGCCACAGGAACTTTTCCTACTTCATTTCACCCAACCACAGATTTGGTGACTGATGACCCAAAGTCCATGGGCGAAGCAGCTGCAACGCCACTGGCAGAGGCACCAGCACTATTTCCAACCAAGAGCAAAGCATCAGAGAAATCAGCAATTATGGGGCGGGTTACCAAGGTGCGAAATAAGAAGATCCCACCACCCGAGTATAAGATCTATGCAAATGAGTTTGTAACAAAACTCGTTAAGATAGCTGGAAAAGGCGCACCGATAAGCTGTAGTGACGTGAATACACGACAAGATAAAGCCAGGCAGCGGGCAACTTACGCTGCAGATAGCCATTTATTTGGTTATGATTTCCCAAACAAACTTGCAATGTTCGTAAAGACCGAAGCGTATGGACAAGCTGGAAACCCACGTGTTATAACAAGTATGGATACGAATGAGAGAGTGATGTTATCAACGTTTGTTTTACCATTTGTGGATGAAGTTTTAAAGAAACAAGGTTTCTACACTCCTGGAATGACACCAACAGGAGTTGTGCTTAAGCTTGCTGAGATCACAAAAGATGGATGCATTGGCACCGATTTCAACAGGTTTGATGGGACAATAAGTGCATGGCTACAGGAATTTATTGTCCTGGCAGCAATGATGCGATGGTGCAACCCGAAGGATCGAGCTGCACTTAAGAAATTGTTTAAAGAAGTATTCAAACGTCACGCACGCACCAAAGAGGGTGTCGTGTATGATCCATTGTGGGGTACACGTAGTGGTGCACCCATCACTAGTAGTGGTAACACAAAAATAAATGCATTTGTTAGCTATTGTGCTTTGCGCAAACTTGGATTTACCCACGAGCAAGCGTGGAACCATTTGCAAAACAATGCAGCTTTTTGTGGAGACGATGGACAAAATATGTTCATTGAGGGATTGCCTGAAATGATGGAGCAGGTGTGTGAGACACTAGGCTTGAGTCTGAAAGCTGAAGTGACCATGGAGGCACCATATGCATACTGTGGAAGATACTTTGTAGATCCCGCACGCATACCTGATAGCTTCCAAGATCCAATGAGGACCTTACCTAAGCTCCATGTGGTACGGAATGGACCAATGACCCTAGAGCAGCGTTTAACAAATAAAGCTGCTGGCTATGTAACAACGGACAAACTTACGCCATTGATAGGTACATGGGCCACACGTGTCATGGAAATTACAGGATTAAAACCAAAAGAACTTAGCGGCGAGGAGCAATTTAAGTGCTCCAACGCTTGGCCCCAGCATGAAGAGAACCGAGAGGAACTCATCGCCGCAGTGGCCAAGGTTATGAACTACACTGTTGATGAGCTATTACAGCTCGACATGCAAGTTGGACAAGTTCAGTCTCTTGACTCTTTCCCAATCGTCCTTGGGAACAGTTACAAACATAAAATTTGTGCTGTAGTTGGGGACGTAGTAGAGGGTACGGAGCAGCATTCTTTTATTGCTGACAGTGAACTTATTCCAAATGAGTCAAAACGCCAAGTTGGAGAGTGTAGTCGCAGCACACCATCGCTGGCGAGCAAGAGCGTTGGTAGCAATGGAACGGTACGCGACCGACCTATACAACAAGGAAGTCGAGTTCCAAAAGAAACGGGAGGAGGCTGTAGGAACATGTTATGTCACTTCTGTCGACAACTTCCGTGCAAGGCTGGATGTGTTCGTAAAGGGTTTCCTAAGCGAAAACCCAGTCCCAGCACCTCGCCGCAAAAATAAACGCGAC